AGTATCACCAGTTTTTACAAATCCCCTAAAAACTCTTTTGAAAGTTTTGGTTCCAGTAACTGTTCCAGCACTTGATAATGTAAAGTCTTCTTCAATAAGATCCCAGTTTGAGTCTAAACCAATAATGGTTACTACTTTTCCATTATCATCAGCACCTACTTGTGCTGCTACAAGAACTCCTGGAGTATTAAAAGCACTCCAAGGATATAAAGTATCTGATTTATCCCATACCGTTGCCGTAACGTTAGTTGATTGTGTTGGAGTTGCACCAAACTTATGGAGTGTTGATGCCCCACGAACTGATCCGCGAGAAACATTCAAGTCAAACTGTTCATCCCAAATATAATTTTTAAAACCCATAATCAATCAATCCATTCTAACTTTGATGGGTGGTATCTTTGTGCGTTTTTAATGTTAAAGTTTTTTTCCAGTACTGGATAAATTTGATGAACTACGGCTCCTGGATAATCAGATTGTAGTTGCTCACCTAGTTCTCTTGGAGAAGGAACTCCAGTTTTAGTGACTAACTCTAAACGATATAAACTTCCTTGCCACATTACATCAGCAATGTATCCTTCACCGACTTGTTGTGGTTGTTCTGACTGAGAATTGATATAAAGATTTCCTGTGAAATCACCAGCAATATTAACCGATTCTGAGATAAATTGCTTGAAAGATTTCATATCATTCCTCTTCCTGAACTTCTTGTCCAAACATATTCATTGCAACTTGTGGACGAAAACCATCAATTTTTTCCGCAGACTTAGTAAAAAGTAATTCTTTAATTTTATCGCTGATTTGAGAAGGTGACTCGTCAGCTGCAATCATATCAAGAAGGTCATCCATTTTTAATACCTAAGTAATTTTTCTTTATTTATATCTCGCCACCCTTGGGCATTTCTACTTGTTTTCCACTTGCTTCTGTTGCTTTTCCCTGTGCATCTAAATTAGGTTCCATTACTGGTTGACCCAAATCCATTTGTGCAGTTTGGTCTAATGGCATACCTGTTGCAGGATCTACTGGAATATTGGGGTCTGGAATAACTCCATCCTTAATTTCTTTTTCGATTAGTTTATCCTGTTCAATAATCTCAATATCAGTTTGGCGTAGAATTTTGCGACGAACATAATCTTGAGAAAAATATTTTCCAACATATGGCTCTGCAATTTGCACCATGTTTAATCTCTCATTCATTAACTCAGATTCTTTGAGTTCTGAGAAATGATTGTCATATAGGAAGTCATACTGAATATGCTCACTCATAATCTCCCAGTCTTCTGGAGAAACAATGTTCTTCAAAAGTAATTGCGTTCTTAACATATCATTGAACATATTTGCGAATCTCTTTCTCAAACGTCCAACAAACTTAGTGAATTTCAGTTCGTCTCTTAAAATTTCAGATGAGCGGCCTAAATTAAATCCACCCTCACCATCCATTCTTGATGGTGGAACATTTAGAGAACGATATAGTTTCTTCTTAAAATATTCAATATCAGTAATTTCTCCAAGATTCTGACCACCAGGAAGTGTAGTAATCTCTGTACCTCTACCACCTTCGCGGCGAGGTAACCAGAAATCTTCCATCATACTCATGAATTTTTTATCATCACGAATTTCGCCAGTATTTGCGTCATATACCAGTTTGTTTCTGTAACGCATCATAACATCACGGAGATATTGTTCCGCTTTTACTTTAGGAAGATTACCTACGTCAATGTAGAAAATTCTACGCTCTGGAGCACGAGACAGTCTGTAGATAACAAGCGAGTCCTCAATCATTCGAAGTTGATTGAGAGCTTTAATTGCTTTATGGAGATATGAAAGGGTATTACCTTTATTTCTATCTACAAGTCCAGAAGTGCAGTAAGAAACGGAATCTTTTGTCATTTTGATTCCTTGACTTGCACCAGTAGATGCAAAGTTTCCTGTTGGGTAAGATGTCTTAGGATTGTAAATAAAATACTCTTCGATTTCTGGAAAGTCATAATCCATGGGATTATCACTTTGAAGAATTGAGATATTTCTATTGTACGCTTTATCAGATTCTTTTTTCTTCTCTTTGCGAATATAACGCATTTTCATTGCGTCAATGTATCGCAATTCTTGAATTCCTTCTTGTGGGTTTTTTAAATCAATTACTTTGTGGTAGTAAATTCTCCCATCAACATACCAATTTCTATAAATTTCATGACACTTCTTGTCAAAATCTAAAAGATTTAAAATATGCTTAAATTCTTGCCTAATTTTTTTCTTGAGACCATCACTTGCATTGAGATTAGATAACTCAATTTCTACTGGAGTATCATTAGTATCTGATACAATGGCTTCATTTACAATATCTTCAATGGCACTATCAACTTCTGGGTGAAGTGCCATTTCACGATATCTTTTAATTAATTCAAACTCTGTTCTATATACGCCTTCTAAGTCTACATACGAACCAAAAAAACCACTACTCATGTAGTGGTCAACCCCGTCCTCATTATTTTGAGGAACGGGGGAAACTGCACTTGGAGATAGTGGTTCAGTATCCTCTATTGAGAATCCAAATAACTTTGCCATTATTAAATGTTTAACTTTCTACTATTTATTAACCGTTTGCTCCGCCAGCTCCAGTTACGGAAATCGACTGAACCTGGAACTCAACTGTAAATTCTTCAATAGTATCTGAAGAATCATATGAGAGGTCAATAGCAGAAACATTTGTTGGGAAAATATCAATAAATTCATACTCTTTCAGAACTGCATTTGCACTTCCAGAACTATCTTGGCTGCTTAGTGAAGAACCTCTTCCCAGTTGATAAACCTTTGCATTCACCATATATGCATTTGGATCTGTAGCTCCAAGGTTGGTATCAAGTTTTGCAATGAGTTCAGTCCAAGCCTCAAAAGCATTTCTAAGGACAAAACCTTCATCATTGATGATAGTTACAGTCCAAGTATCAATGGTTCTGTCTCCAGCAACCTTAAAAATTCTTCCTCTGAATGGAACATCAATTGATGCAATGTTCTGAGCAGGAAGTGCTGCTGACTTACACATGAATCTGAAGTTGTCAGAATCCCAAGAAATGTTTCCTGGTAAGTTTGCAAGTTCAACTTCAAATAAATTGGGGCGAGCACCGCCCCCAATGAGTGCCGATTTAAATTGAGAGATTGTTTTGTTGTCTCTTGTTGATGCCATGATTTTCTCCTCCTTTTTTTATTTAGATGGGTGGATCAAACTGTACCAGCTACTTCTTCAAAACTAATACCAGTTCTGGTAGCAACAAATGTCAGAGTGATGTAGTTGATTGACTTGGCTGGTTTCAGGAAGATATCAGCTCTAAATTCATTATTGTCGATGACATCAGGAGTGTTGTTTGTGCTATCGCAAACAACAAGGAATCCATAGAGACCTCTCTTTGCCTGTACATCACGGAGATATGGTTCAACAATGTTTCTAAAGTTTGCTCTTGTCAGTTCATCGTTGAGTTCGAATAGTTGAGCTTCTGCTGCTCTTTGGAGTGCTTGCTCAATGGTAAGGAAAAGACGGCGAACATTGATTCTATCAAACGCAGATGCATATGCTAGACCAGTCTTATCTCCGAAGAGGAGAGTTCCAACTCCAGGCTGAGTTACAATTGAATTGATTCTCTTTGGATAGAGTTGGTCTCTTTGTGCCTTATTTGGATTGTATGCAAGTTTGATTGCATTGTTCAGAATACCGCGCTGTTGTCCTGCAGGTGAGAACCAAGGATAAGCAACAATATTTGTGCGGCACATCAATCCTGCAACATCTGGGTTGCAAGGAATATATCTAAACTTGTTATTAAATCTATCATAAGTGTACTTATATCCAGTATCAAATACTGCATAAGATGAAGAAGAAAGTGAACTAAAGAATTCAATTAGATTTGTTGTTTGAGTCGTGGTGTTTGTGACACCGACTAGATCTGCTCTATGTGGACCAACTGTAGCAACACAATCTTTTCTTTGCTCAGCAATTGAAATTAGATAATTTGCCTTTGCTTGAGAGTCTTGCTTGGAATCAAGTCCTGGGCCCATGATTAGATAGTCAACCTGATTTTCGTCCTTATTGGAGAAAAGATTGTATGAAGTCATTAGGTCGCCCAGAGTTGCCTTAAGACCACCCAAAGCTGAATAGTCAACACCGCCACCAAGAGTATAAGTTTTATTTCCAATAGCACTGAAAGTCACATCCTGAGCATTTAATCCCCAGAGTGAACTTGCAGTTGGGATTTGAGTATATCCTGATGGTGTAGTAAATCCAGTCGCTCTAGGAGCAGTTCCCCAGTATGCATCTGCAGCACTAGATGGATTTCCTCCAGCATAGATTTGAGATGAGAAATCTGCAATAAACTGTTCGTACCAGATTTTTTGTGGTGAGTTTACTGCTGAAACAGTGTCAAGTGCTTTGGAGAGATTTACATGCTTTTCAATAATTGTTCCCTGATTGCCTGTGATATTTCCCAGGTCATCAACTACAACAACGTGAATTCCATCATTCTTACCATTTCTATCTAAAACATACTTGTTTGTAGATGGTTTTGGTGCAATTGAGCTCCAATAAATGGTAGTATTTGATAGATTCAGAGTTTGCTGATCATACCAGTCACTGATTGTTGCAGCTGTTGCTGTTCCTGTGCTAATACCAGAGTTATTAACGAAAGTGAGACTTGATGACGCAGTAAACGCAGCGAATGTTGAATTTTCTGCATAGTCAATTTCGGTTACAGTGCCTGCAGAGGAAACTCTGGAGAGAACTTTAACACTAATGCTGCTAGAACCATTTGCATCAGTATTGATTCCTGTAATGATTCCTTTGATATATCCAGTAAAGGATGATGTAGATCCTGCTCCAGGAATAACTGCATTGTTAAGTGCAGAAATTACTCCGTTTCCGATTTGAGCACCAATTGATCCTAAGTTAGTTGTATTAATACCGATAATTTGATCTGCTAAATCATCGATAACACAAACTTTAAGACCATTTGCCCAAGAACCTGGATTCTTCGCTGCAAATGTAAAATTGTTTGCTTCCGAATGATTATTTAAGTAATCATCGTAATTATCAATTTTTAGGATTGATGTTGAAGCGATACCTACACCTGCGTTTGCGTTATTTAAGGTTGAACCGCCTGTTCTAACAACCTTAAGAACGCCACCATATGAGAGGTATGAGGAAGCACTCATCCAGTACTCATATTGAGAATCTGTATTTTGTGGTTTACCAAAAACGTTGATTAAATCTTGTTCTGTCGCAATGTCAACTGGGTAATCAACTGGACCAATTGGAAAAGGTCCTGCAATTGCACCAATATTATCTAAAACATTATCAGCTCTTCCTACAGTTAAGTCAACCTCTCTAGTAAGTACACCAGGAGATAATTGAGGAGTCGCCATGTTTTTCTCCGTAAAGTCTCAGTTTATCTAAAAAATATTTATTAAAAATATACTTTACACGGGGGAAATGTGACGTGAACAATTCACCAGTCAGGATATTCCCATCTATCTAAGATATTAGAAGTCATCCTACCAGTAACGATTCTTTTTATAGAACAATCTTTACATTCATATGAAAAAGAAGATGCCACTGGGCCTCTGTCCTTTCTTGTTCTATAAAATCCATCAATTAAATTTTTCATCTCTCCACATACTCTGCATTTTCTATCAACTAAAAGCAGATGACCTAATTTTATCTGTTTGTCTAATTCCATTAGGTTAAGTATTCCCACATGTATGCTCTATCTCCATACTCATCAGCAAACCAACGATCACCATCAGAATCTATAAAACTATTATCTTCCATGCCATCAGAAATAAATCCAAATGGCGACATGTCTTGTTCGATCTGATTTTTTTGCTCTTCATATAATCTCTTTCTTACATCTTGATCAGTCAGTTCCTTAAAGTAATCTTGTGCAACTAACCAAGCATAGATCACCAAACACATTGCAAGGTCATCATTACACCCTTCTTCTGCCTCAAATGAGTTGTGCTTTTGAATGAAAGTTGTTAGTTCTGATATGATCTCATAATCATTTAGATATAATTTATCTTCCTCAATCATTGTTTTCAAATTGAGGCATCCGACCTTTTTAACAGTTTTGGACATCTTTACGCCAAGTTGAGTTTTCTTTCCAGAAAATCCCTGACCAACAATTTGTCCAGCCCTACCCCTCATCGAACACATGAGTAAATTTTTATATTCCAAATCATATTGGAGAATACTTGCTACTTGATCTCCAATATCATTTACTTCACAAAGAACAAATGCATCATTATAACTAACTGCTATTTCGTGGATAATACTTGGAAACAGCATCGGTTTAATTTCATTGTTTCTGTATTTTGCTACTACCTTGTGTGGAAATTGAGTTATGTCTATAACGGTAAATGCAGAATAGTCGTTCCCGACACCTCTAGCAACGTCTACAGTGACCACATAATCATGTTGGTCCTCTGGATCTACATAAACATCTAACCCTGCACTACGAGTCTTAGGATGATCGTATACGAGGTTCCTAAGTTTGCTTGGAGCTATTAGAGTATCAACAGAACCTAGAAATTCGCACTCAAACTCAACTTTAAATTGTTGTTCAGATGTGTTTGCAATTGTTTGCTTTTTCCACTCTTCATCACGCCCAGGAACTTCACTCCAATGAACGTCTGTAAATACATATTCATTCTTACCCTTTTCCGCATCGTGCCACATTCGGTAGAAGTGATTCATACCATGTGGCGTAGATACAATAATTACTTTTGTATTTTTACCTGAAGTAATTGTTGGATAAACCGAAGCAAAGAATGAATCTGCAATATGATTTGGAACGAATGCAAATTCGTCCAAGAAAAGAATGTTAAAAGACATTCCTCGAACAGCAGATGCTGATGTAGAAGCAGCAAGAATTTTAGATCCATTCTCCAGTTCAAGAGAACCTTTATTCCATGATATAATACCCTGCTGCATCCACTTTGGAAGGTTCTCATATGCTGTTTGGAGTCTATCCAAAAGTTCTCTTGCAGTTGCTGCTTTGTTTGCAAGAATACCGATGTTTACATTATCATTGAATACTGCATAGTGCAAAAGAAAAGATACCACTGTAGTAGATTTTCCAGTCTGACGTGGCATCTTACAGATATTAAATCTGTGCTTATGGAAATTATTAATTAATTTCTCTTGGAAATGATATGGTTTAAAAGTTTGAAGACCATGATCCAGGGTTACAATTTTTACATAATTGTTTGCAAAATAAACAGGATCACTCTGACACTTGGCAAACTCAAGAATCTGTTCTTGAGTAAACTCGATGGCAGTATTGGCTTTCTTTAAAAGCGGATTACCAAGATAAACATCATTTGACATAATGAAACCTACTTATTAATTACAATTCCAGCGGCGAAGTGCTTTATTGATATTGCTATCTGGATCTCTGGAAGTCTTTGCTGAAGTTAATTTTGACTTCATACCCTTCATACGTCTACAAAAAGATTTGCGACGAGATGCTCTTTTTCCTGTTGGATTTTTTTCTGTAACTGCAGTTTGGAGTTTTGAACCTGGATTTTCACGACGATAAGCATCCACTGCTTTTTGGCTTAATCCATCAGTTTTATCTTTTCTATTTACTGATTGCCAATCTTCTTCGATTTCAACTTCTTCGCCCATAGTTTTGACATAATTTCTATTTGGTCCTGGTTTTGCTGCGCTTCCACCTTGAGGGCCAAGAACTTGAATTAATGGTTGACCCGATTGAAACTCTGAGACTGAGTGATAGAGAACAACAGAACCTGGATAAACTTTTTGAAGTTCATCTGAAATTTCTTTTTTAGTTGGAAGTTTGACCTGGGGGAAAAACATTTTAATAGAATAGTATTTTCCTCTCCAAGAAATAGTAACTGCAAATATATTTCCTGTTTGTGCCTGTAAACGTGTTGCCTCTTCAATTTGAGATTTAAATCCTTTTATTGGTTCTGGATCAATTAAATCTACGATTTCTGCAAAAGTATTTCCATCTGCGTCCTCAATGGTTACATCTTCTTTCTTTACACAACGATTATACTTCTTTCCAAAAAGTGTCTGCGTTCCCTTTTTCTTATATCCAGGCCAACACTTCATTTCCTCCATCTCACCGCTTGCAATATAATCTGCTGCAGTGTCAATGTAGTCTGCTGCTTTAGTGATTTTCGATTGAACCCATGCCTCAAGATCTCCTTCACCTTTACCAACTTTTGCCTGGAGTCTCTTTACTGCATCGGCAATGGTTTTGAGTTCAGATCTTGTCATTGAATATTCTTCATCTTTGATAGAAACTTTATCCCAAGCCTTTTCTCCATAAGAACATTCGGATCTAGTTTCTCTTTTGTCACATAATGGACAATATCTCTCTTCTTCGTGCATGGTTGACTCCGATTTATTTCCCCAATTTGCTGCTCCAACTTTACGACATTTGACAAGTGCTCCAGATGCATATGCACTTGGCCAAACGTCATAGCGAGACTTTACCTTATTGTAGCAAGCATCTTTTTTGCCACTACCTTTACCTGGTTTGTCTTTAACTTCTTGTAAATCCATTTCTTCAGTTCTTACGTTAGTTGGCTTTGACCCACCAGTTTTTTGGGGTTGATTTGGATCTTGAATATTTTTTCTGCGTCTTGCTGCTTCTTCTTCATCTTTAGATAGAGTTCTTTTCATTTTAGAACTTCCACATTTTGGTGTAGAAGTTTGTCCTGGTTGACGAGCACATGGTTTACCTGCCCACTTTCCACCAAGTTGAACCCATCCTTTCTTACCATCGGATGATTTTGATTTATTAAACCAATCATGAAGACCTTCATCTCCCGATTTAGTTTCTTCTTTTACATCTTTAAACTTTTTATGATGCTTTTTAGCATCTGCTTCCATCTTTTTCAAACGAGTATAATAATCTGGAATTTCGTCAAGATGTTGAAGAGCAATATCCATTGCCAATTCATGATCTTTAGTATGTTCATGCTCAATTGGTTCTCCCATATCAAGTTGCTTCTGTATAAAAGAAACATCAAGACGATGCTTCTTAGCAATTTGTTCAACTGTTTTATGGGATTTAAATTTACTCATTTATATAATTGAACCTTTATTTATTTATTGATCCAATTTTTCTTGAGACTGTTGCTTAAGTAATTTCAATAGTTCTGCGGTAGAACCAACGAAAAGCGAATTATTAACTGTTGTTGGTCCTTTTTGTTTATCCTCTTCAACATCCTTCAATTTTTTCTGAAGATCCATCAATTTATCGGTCGCATCGGCCACATTTTTAATGAGTTGTCCTGCAACTTCATATGCACGAGGCATCTCACTTTCTTGAGCAAGTTCTAAAATGCCATTAATTGCTTCTTGTCCTTTTTCAATTAAGGAGTATAAATTTCCACGAGTATATTCATAGTCCTTTTTAATATCGTCAATTCCATTAGATATTTTTTCAATTTTTTCTGGAGTAGAGTCTTCATTCATTGGTACTATTTCAGCCTCTACTTTGAAGGTATCGTTTAATTTGTCGAAGTTTTTAGTCATTTTCATAATGTAGTTCCACTAAATCCAAAATCGTCGCCTTCTTCGATTAAAGTATTATCTGTAGAAGTTATTGATTTTATTGGAGATCCTTTTAAGTGAGATGTTATTGTTGTATTATCTCTACCTCTTTCCACAGTTAATACATTTCCACTCTTTAACTTCACGTACACTTCTTCACCTTCAAGATCTAGATATGAATTTGGAGAGATCAAAGTTGCATTATCAACTTCGATTAAGGTATCTGTAGTTGTAATATCCTTGGATAAAATTGCAACAATTGTTCCTGTATAATTTTTGATTGCTCTTGGTTCCGCTGAATAAACAACTTCTCTTGTTGCATTGTCTGTTGTTGCACCAGTAAGATAACTGACAGTTGCCTTTTTGATAACGTCTTTTGTTGCAGAAGAAACTGGTCCAAAGAGATATGTTTTAGCTGTAAATCTCAGTGTATATAATAGAACTCTTCTTGTTGTGAAATCTCCTTCATAATCATCTTGCATGGTAACATTTTCGAGAACTATGGGAATATCTCTTTTCTCATTAATTCCCTCAACTAGTTCAATTGTAATATTATATGCTGGTTGAAAATATGGTAAAATTTGCTCAATGATTTGTAAAGCATCATCATTGAGTTTAGACATTATGCTTAACTCAAACTGCATGTTATAAGGAACAGGCATAAAAACTTTTTTTATTTCTGCACCGTTACTTGCATCTTTTGTGGTAAATGTTTGAGTTGTAGTTACTTTTCTTGAAGGGTCATAAGTAAGTCCAGTGAACTCAAATGACATTCTTGGCAATGTCATCGCAACCGTCTTATTTAAATCTGGGGACTGATTTAATCTGGCTAAGAATTTTTGCGTTGGACCATAAGCCAAAGGAACTTTTAAAACACTTACAACCTGATCTGCAGAATTTTTATGTTCTATGCTTATATTATTAAAGAGAGAACCAAATGCGATTACGGTTCTTCTTAAAATTTCGTTATAAAAATATTCAAACATTACTGAGTTCCTGATATGTTATTGCGTAAGCATAATAACTTTTATTTATGGCATTCCAAATGGATTACTTTCACTAAAATCAATTATGGAGTCTGCTTCTAGTTCTATTTCCTCATTGTTTGCATATCCATCATTATTAATATTCAAATCAATTGCCCTTATCTTGTAACTTGCACTTGATGCTGTTCCGACTATAGTTTCTCCGGCAATAAAAGATCCTGTAACATTTGAAATTTGCAATTGGTTGGTAACAGAATTCCAATTTCTTACAACTGCAGTAACCCCACTGGTGCTTCCAATTATTGTTTCATTAAATGCAAATGTTCCAATTCCAGTATTAGTTGGTGGAGAAATTGTAATTGTTGGAGCCTGGGTATACGCAAGGCCTGCATTTGTAAGTCTAATTGCAGTTATTGATCCAGCAGCACTTACTATTGCAGTTGCCGCAGCTGCTACAGAAGATATTCCACTAACAGTAACAGTTGGCGGAATTGAATACCCCGATCCAGAATTTGTTACTGTTATAATTCCTACGATACCATTTCCTATTGTCGCTGTTGCTTCTGCTCCAGATCCACCGCCACCAATAAATCTTACCTTTGGTGTCGTTGTATATCCGTATCCTGGATTTATAATTTGAACTGCTTGCACAGACTTCGCATTGGGGTTTACATTGTCATTGCATACAACGATTCCGTCAATCATTACAGCAGTAGCAATACCAGTAATTCCACCAATCGGAGCAGATGAAATACCAACTGTAGGAATGCTTGTGTATCCGCCACCACGATTTGTAACAGATATTGATCTAATGCCACCATTTACGATAGAAGCAATTGCTGTAGCGGTTACTCCTGCACCAACTAAAGTTAATGTTTGTGTTCTTCCAATATAAATTTTTCCATCTTCACCAACACCAGTTGCGGAATCTGTTCCCTCAAGGGCATCATCGATATTATCAATTCCTGTGTTGATAATCTCATCTTCATATCTAAAGAGCTCACATTTTAGAACATAAACATAATTTTTTTGAAGTTGATAGAAAGGTTTTTCATGCTCAACATATTTTATTTCAAATAAACGATCTCCTAATGGAAAATAAATTAGATCTCCCTCTTTTGGTCTTTTTGACAGTTTTATATTTGCTTTTCTTGCAATTAAAGGTGAAATATACTCATGATATCTTTCTTGGGAAATTATAAGAGTTATTTCATTGGTCGCCTGTATTCCAAATTTTGAAAGAATAGTTGTATTGTCTGCATATCCATCATAATTTTCTACGTATGCTTCTATTGGATATGCATTGTCAAATTCGGACTCTATAACTTCTCTTATAACAGTTTTTTCTGTTATATATTTTCTTGGCATATAATAAACTTCAACCCCATACATTCTTAATTGTTCATTAATTAAGTCTTGTATTAGTCCTTGCTCGTGTTTAGATCCCTGTAGGAAAAAAGGATTTAACATATTACTAACCGATCATATCTAAAGGTGGAAGTTCGTATGTACTTGACATTTTTTCCATTATAATATCAATTTCTCTTTGAGCATCATCATATAACTGTCTTCCATTTAGCTCAACTCCACCTGGAAGTTTTACCCCCTGAAATTTAATTAAGTTTTGTCCCCATTGACGCTTGATGAGAGAAGTTAAATATGGTTTTAAAAATGAATCGTTCCAAACTCTACTAAAATCATTTGGATTTAAAGCCCTATAGCAATCTATAATCAAATAATCTCCAACAGTAACACTTCCCCAATCAATATCAAGATATAATCTATCCATTCTTTGATTAAATCTTATTTGCTTTTGTGTAGTTAGTAAAAAGTCAATATCCTCAAGATAAGTTTTTAACATGGCATATGTTAAAATTTCAGTCGAACCCCAATAGTAAATATCATTTAAGAACAATTGATATTTCACACTAAACATATTATTTGTTGTAGTGTTTGATCCATCAAAATGATATATTTTTTGAATTCCAATAATAGATGGTGGAACTTGAAGAAAATTACTATTTTCTTTATACGTAAAAGTAGTTGCAGTTCCTACAATATTTGCTGTTGCCGTTGTTATTGCTATTCCCGCAGAGGGAGATTGTCCATTAGGAGCTCTTCCTCTGTTGATATCATCCTGAGTTATTTGATACTTTAAAAACATCTGAGAGACGCCATCAAAATGTCTCTCTTGGAAAAACTGTATAGCATCATCTACGAGATCATCAATTTGTTCATCCGCAACATTAATTTCCAAAACTGGCGCACCCAGTTTTCTCTTACAATAATCAATTAATTCTTGCCTACTATTTGGTTGCGCCATGTACTTAATTACCCCTTATGAATATTTATAGATTGGTAAGATAATTAAATATTTTTCATTTTAAAACTTCCAAGATCTGATACAACTTCTTGTTGCTTCAGATATAGTTTTAAATAACACTTTGCAATGTTTTTAATTTTATCAATATCCTCTATTTCATCAATTTCGGATGCATACTTAAAATATTCAAAACTTTTACTTAAATTTTCTAAGTCAATTTTATCGGGATCCATTTAGTAACTCCTTTAATAAAGATTTAATCTCATCTATATCACCTTTCATATTAGCAAGATTATCTTCCAAGTTTTGTATTTTTTGATTCTCTTCACTTTTTGCATTTTTCCTGGAAATATACTCTTGATATTCTGACATGTTTTTATTAACTATAAAATTAGTATTTTTATCTCTAAGTAAGTGAGAATGTCCTTCAACCTTCAAATAATCCATATCATGCCAGGGCAATAGTTCTAAGATCTTTCAATCTAGGTACATAAACTTGATTTGTAGATGTTGCCACAATCTTTATGCGGAAACTTCTAAATGGTGGCAGATTATCTGCAGTAAATGCATATTCCGAAAAATCAATTTCAGAGGATAAGAACCCAAGTGCATTAGATGGTTGAACAAATTTATCTGAACGACCATCATTGTTTGCTGGATTTATAACTTGATTTCTATAATCGAGATTTAGATAACCTGGGAATGGAATAAAGATAGGATCAAAATTAGATCTCTCACTGATAGCATAGAAAGCACGTATATCTGAATATGTATTAATGTATGCGTTTAGCAAGACTTTGATTGATGTTGCTGGATTTTCCAAACTAATTTCTTTGGAAATATATTGGAAAGCCGATGGATCATTTGCAATTTCATTGACTCTTGGATCAGATGCATAATCAGTAATTACAGAATTAACTCTATTCGAAGTTAAAATTGTGCTAATTCTCTGAGTATCAAGAACAGGAGATAATTTTGTATTAGTTGTTCCAAGGAGTAATTTCAGATTTAGAGATCTGTCTCCTGGAACATTAATTAAATTGAGCTCTTCATTGATTGATGATGCAATTAATCTTGGAGTATTTAAATAATTTGGTACATTTACTGATACCGACTCGAATCCATTATTTGTAAATGGAATTTCATTTCCACTGAGACTTGTACCAGTCGTCGTTCTAACTTCAGCACTTAATGAAGTTCCTTGTACGGTTAGATTCTGTACAACGGGAGTTATAATCTCAAATGGTATGTTTTGAGTTGCCCTAATATTAAGGCCTCCAGAAGACTTAGTTTGATTTTGATAAAGTTTTGGTAAAGGTGAATCTGTAGATCTATCAGCACCTAAGGTAGAAGTATTCAATTTAATGTGATAAGAATCAAAAGATATTGGATCTGAAATAGTCACATCTCCCAAATAATGATCTCTATTAATTCTCCATAGAGAAATTCCATTCAATTCATACTTGTAAACTGGAGTTCCAACTGGATATGTAAGTGGGTTTGTTCCTCTTACGATATTTCCGCCAATTATGCCTGGGGATGTTGCAGTATACTCAATTATTTCATTACCAATTAATAAATATCCTGGATTTGTAGTGCTAATACCAACATTTTCGAATGTTCCAAAGGAAGATGAATCATCTACCGATAGTGCTCCTGTTGAATCTGAAGAATAAGCAGCACTTAATTTTGTTGGCTTTACATCTGGTTGTACGTCATATAAGAAAACATAATTATCAGAAGAATACATTCCATGATTTCTATGATTCACTTTGATATGAAGGCCATCATTAACCACAACAATATTTGATACCTGCACTCCACCACCAGTTGATGCATTTAGATTTGTTGTAATTCCAGAGTTATTAATATATCTTACGGTATTTGCAGCACCAACAACAAATTCACCCTGAACATTGTCTAGAACTAATTCTTTTGTACTACCAATAGAGACAACTGACAATCTAGCATTAAGTCCAGTATTAAATTGACCAGTAGCAATTCCTAAGACATCACCAACTTGGTATCCATTTCCACCATTAACTATAGTAGCTCCACTGGAGACTATAGATCCGTTTGCAACTGTAATATTTGCAGTTGCACCTCTTCCATTTCCAGTGATTGTCTCTAAAGCAATTCCATTGAAAGTTGCACTACCAGTGTAACCAATTCCGGTGTTAATTACTCTAAGAGATCCAGTTGCAGTACCAGCAGATCCTACATAGTTACCACTAGCATTTGTGCCACCCTGTATGATCGTATTTCCTAATGTTAGACCAGAATCATTTAAATCTGATCCGATTCCGATTCTAACCTTTCTCGAATTCAAACTTAGTGCATCTGGAAGTAATCTTGCAATCTGTCTATTTCCTTCAGTTAGTTTTGGACTATAGAATTCAACGCTTCCAGATTCTAAGAATTCAGCTCTGTATAAAGTAAACTTCAAATCTTCCCACTGACTTGCTTCCCAAGTCGAAGCATTTTGGGACTTAAATAGTGATCCCAAATATGGTTGGTTTGAAATAAATGTCTGAGTGATTAAATCAGTCTCACCAATTCTGGAAATATAAACGCTATATTTTGTGGAAACAGATGCTAAACAAATGCAATATTCTTTACCACCCTCTAGATAAACTGGTGCTTTGAATTGAATATTTGTTGCAACAGAACCATCTCCTGAAGTTTGAACTTGAGAAGGTTCAAGAACAACCTCAGATAGAGGAATAACATGTTGTGTTGGGAATCCATTTTGCATGGTTCTCAACTGGAAAGTCACTGGAACATCTAAATCATCTTTTGATCTGAAGAATACATCGCAACTTGTTAGGAAAACTCCTGTTTCATCATCAATTAGGAATGATTGTGCAAGGGGATCATACCAACCAATATTAACATTTTGAGAAGTTTGACTGATTATTCTACTATTAACTACTTGAGTTCCCGTTGTTCTTGCAACAGATCTTTCTTGGAATTCTTGCTTATTTTCAATTCTAGCATTTCTTACTGAAATGATATTTTCCTGAACAGTTTCTAGTGTCCCACTTGCAGTAAATCCTTCTTCTGCAATTGTTGTAGCAGAATTTTGATCATTCAGTTCATTGTTAACGAGAGTTAGTACTTTGCTTCCCGTTTCAAATCTTGGGTGAACATTAGTATTTGGATTTGGGATGAAGAAACTACCAATAAGTACAGCTGAAAGATCAGAAAGCAATCTTACATTTGTGATTGTAGCCTGAGCGCCGCTAGTTTCACCAACAAGAATCATGTCTGGTTCTACCCATCCACTATATTCTCCCTGGGGTTCATTTGAAAGAGAGAATGTATCTACGTTTAGAATTGATGATGTTGAAGAGTATGCTCCAGAAAGAACTTGATTTGTATATGGATTTTGTGAATAGGTTGATGTTGGTGCATCATAAGGACCTTCTTTATGGTTTGGTTGAGCAACCCTAAACCTAATGCGAGCAGATGTTTCAATAATTGGTTCTGGTCCTAATCCAGTTTTTCTCATTACCCCACGTACCTTTTCTCCAACAGCAAAAGTGCCAGAGATCATACTAATTTCTAAGAGTTTTGGAACACAATATTTTGTAACATCTACTCCATCAAAGAAAGCATAGATTCTAGTGAGTGGTTTTAATTTTTTCGAAACAAACTGAATATTACGAGATCTCATAAATGGAACAAGATCTCTACTTACGATTCTGTCCCCAACAGAGGTATTATCAAACTGCTCAGTAACAGCTAAAGTAGTTCCAGTTCTTCTTTCTACGCCAGTATCTCTAACTTCGGTTAAAGTTTCCTCTACTACATTAGTAAAGTTAATTCCTTGAGCGCCAAATTGAACACCAAAAGGCCAGAAATCGACCCAACGAGTTTGTCCTCCAGCGAGATGACCACTGCCGCTTAAGTTATTTGTAAATGTTGTATTTGTCCTTGTAGTTGTAGTAACATCTCTACCAGTCCAATTTGTAACCCAAGCATTCCAAATAGTCGGAGCAAATCCCGTTTGAGGATCAACATTGAGAGTTCTTGCAGCATTGGCAAGAGTTTCTGCATAATTGCCTTCGGCATTAATAATTTTTGCTTCTATTCTTACAGTATCAACCCAAGTATCTGATGCTGGAGTTAATTCAACGGTTCCTTGCCAGAAACTAATTAGGAATGGAGTGACACTCTCTGCTCTTGTTGCAAAGGATTGTTTCAGCCACTCAACTTCAGCATAATCTAGAGTTACAATATCTCCAGTTTTTCTAATATTAACCCCTTCAATGGGAGAAAATGCTAGATCTGCATTTGGATCATTATTTACAATAGGTCCAGTAACTAGATCAATTGAACTTGTGTAGTGGCTAGGTCTAAGTTCTTTGTTTGTTAAATCAATACTGTTATTTAATTGGGTTTTTGTTTCTTGTGCAAGAGTTGATGTAAAGTTATCAACAAAAAATCCAGACTTAAATCTATTGATACCATCAGCATCTGGTACAAATAAGTTAGCAGTATCTGTTTCTAGAAGAGATAGCGTTGTATAGTATTCAAGACTTCTAATTCTATTTTCAAGTTGTTTAATATCAACCATTCTATATCTCTTGTGCTCCAAGAATTCTATTGAAGCTTGAGATGTATCATATAAGTAAGGTGGTAATGTAATAGAAGCAATTTCAAGAGCATCGTCAACAGAAACTGGTTTTTCTGGTCTTTCCGATGGAGTTCCATACTTAACTTGGAACTTTCCATCTTTAGATAGATAAATTCTGTCAATTCTTCCAAGATAGAAAGAAAATGTAGTTACGATTGATTCATCGGATGCAAGAACATTTGCAGCAGAATTACCAGATGCATTGAAAGTTCTACCATAAAATTCAAGCGGAGATCTTGCACCTTCAGAAACTGTATATGAAGAAACTCTTGGTCTGATATCAATTATATCAGAATTTCTAATAGTATTAACTCTAGGAATCTCCAATCCATAATCATAATTACTATATGAATTTACGGTTGTGATATCACCATCATCTGTTGTGTCATAATATCCACTTTCAAAGTATACTTTAATTTTCTTGGATGGTTCATTTGAGTCGGACTTTCTAGAAATAACTCCATAATCATAAAAAGTTCCATTCTGACCAGATCTGAACTTATAGTTACCAGAAATATCAAAACTTAGAGAATCAAGGGATATGATAGTTGCACTAATACCTGATTCTGAGAATAATATAGTTTCCCCAACTCTAAATGTGTTTTGATTTTTGTATACAAATGATATTTGAGAAGTGCTTAACTTTTCTGCACAAATAGCGACAGCACCACTTGCTTGTCCTACTATTCTTTCTCCAATAACCAAATCTGATGTTGTTGAGGTTTGTCCTGTAATCGAAGTTAGTGTAGCTGTTGGTGCGGAAGGATCGGTAGTGTCTGATGACTCATAAATTCCATGAACTTGGACAATATCTGGAACGTTTAGCGATATAATTTCATCCTGAACTCTTGTTCCATATGCATAATTTCCAAAAGTAAGTCCATCATCAAATGTAGATGCTCCAATTCCAGATCCTTCATATTTTGACTTATTAATAACAATTGAACCAACTCTATTTTTTAATTTTACTTTAGATTTTGGTTTAATCTTTCTGAGAGTTGTTATTAAGGTTGCACCTGTATTATTAGTGCCCAAATTATAAATTTGTAATTGAGTTCCTCCAGATATAAATGCAAATTTATCCGAAGTCAACACCTCAATTGTTCCATCTGATCTGATTAAAGAATATCTTTCTTCGTCAAATGGTAAGAATGTTTCGTTATCGCCAGCAGATACTGGAATTGATAGTTGGTTTCCAGAAATATTTACCGTAAATGACTTTCTTATTGTAAGAGTTGCATTTTCTAATGAAACATTTGAAATATTAGTTTTTGGTAACTTTGTGAAAAGTGTATTATCTGTAGAAGATTCTAAATTGGTCTTTAATATTGTTAAATCGGTTACGGACAATGATGATGCGGGTAATTTACCCGATGCTATTCCTGGAACTGTAGTTACTCCAGCAATACGGACTGTAGATGCACCAACTCCAGTTACTCTAGCAAAGATTGGCTCAGAAATTGTAGAATCACTGAATTTTACTAAGTTTCCTACTTTAACATTATTTCCTGGGAATAAAACATTAGGAGAAGTTATTGTGCTTATTCCACCAGAAAGAGCACTAATAGTTGCAATACCAACATTAAATGCATTTGATTGAATAGTATCAGCACTAAAGGTAGATCCAGACCCAACGATTCCATAAACCGATTTTACATCGGAAACTCCATATGATGTTACTGCAACTGCAACAACACCATAATCTATACCATCAAATGAGAAAGACTCATTTGGTAAAAATTCTCCACTCTTATCATAAACAGTAAGAGCAGTTCCAACAGAAACCGCATCTTTCAGGAATGCAGTTGCTCCACTACTTTTTCCCTTAATAAACGTAGGTACAGTTAAAGTAATTGGTTCATTAACTGCAATTTCTGTAATTGTCTGAATATCATATAGTGAAATATTCCATTGATTTAAATTTAAATTGCTGCTATTATAAGATCCAGATTCTAATTTGAAATCATATACTCTAGCAACACCAATTTCTTTACCGTTTGCTATTGTTGAGGAAGTTCCTACTCTCTGATCTCTTAGACTTAAAACATATGTATTTCCGATTCCTATTGCAGGAGATCCATAGACTCTATTTAAGGTAAAAGTTGGACCTGTATTGTAATTTATTGATTGATCTTCTAAAGTTTTTGTTGTTCTTGGTTTATTGACATCTAGAAATGTTGGGCTGATTGTTTCTACTTCATATCCCCTTACAAAGGCCTTTCCTGGGGATACTTGGTAAAGTGCAAGATTATCCGAAGGAGTTGAACCACCATATGTCAACTGACCTTGATTAAAAATGCCTTGATTTCCTTGTAGGTTATTTAATGACTCTTTAACCGAAATTTGGAATGGATTAGTAACGTAATCACCAGACTCTGCATATGTTCTTCTCGCAAGTTCGTCTGTGATTATGCTATATTCGCTTGTTTGCTTTTGACTTTTTATGACACCATTTGTAATGGTTGCAAGTTCTACGAAATTTGAATCATCAAAATCAGTTAAACTCTTTTTGAATAGAGAAACAGATATTTTTAATCTATCAGCTCCTGGTGCTGCATAGTTATTAAATCCCTGTGAGTTATCACTAAGAGTTTCGTCAGTGTATGAGTTAATAATTTCTTCACTTACAAATAGACCAACCCTATAATTTGGAGTATTGGTGTATTGATCTAGTATTAGTGTCTCCGTCTTAACATTTACAAATTGGCCACGTACAAAATAGACACCTTCAGAAATATTAAATGCTGATCCGATAGATGTTGCATTATTTGCAAGTGTAATCGCAAAAGGTGTTCCTACGGAGATTGAAGTATTGCCAAGAAGTCCAGATGTGATTGTAGTATTACAAATTAAAGATTCTGCATCAGAAAATTGTTGTGTTGAATTATTCTGAGTGTTTGAGTTTAGATAACTGACGTATAGTGTCAGGTTTCCTCTTTCGGAATCTTGAGGTAAAAGAATTTTATCAACAACAGCACTAACTCCCGATGTTTGTCCTGTTATTTTTGTTCCTACTAGTTGCTCTGCATATGCAGAAACTGGAATTCCATTATAATTATTGTCCAGTTCTACTGCATAGTATAAAGAATTATATCCCGTGTTACCTGGGATTACCTTTGCACCTTCCTTAAAGAAATGTTGTCCAAACTTCTCAATTTGATTCTGAAGGATTGATTGTAGAGTTGTTAATTCTCTAGCTTGTACAGGATACCCTGGTTTGAATAAAACCCTATGGTAGTCATTATTTGCATTAAAATCATCAAAATATGGAGCTACATTAAGATTGGTTTGCTGAGACATAATTCTTTAGAACTGCAAAATGACTTTAATATCTTCTTTTTGATTTAATGATCTTGTTATTGAAGGTCTATTATCAACGTAAATTATATTTCCCGAATACTTTTGAACCTCGGGATTTGCGAGACCATTTGCAAAAGTTTGACCAAGATAGTATGTCCTATTATTTATTACAGTAGATATACCCGTAAAGGCAGAATCTATTGTTAGATTGATTGAACCACCATTGATAGTTAATGATCCAGATCCTGTAGGAAAACTTGTGAATTCAATAAGGTCAAATCCATAGGTTGGATTTGTAATTGCAACACCTACAGTTGTAAATCCAGCAATCGATCTATCCTGCCAATACTTTAGTACTCCAGTTGTTTGGTTATAACTTACTACTCTTCCGACAGCAGTAGATCCAGTAGATACTGTTTGAGTAATATATGAGTCTGCACTAAAAACTGCAGAACTGTATCCAGCACCAACCAGTTTTATTGCTCTTAATGCACTTGCTTTATCTAAACTTAATCTCTGTGTTGATCCAAAAGATTTTGGATTTTCTACAATTCCAACTCTTGCAATTTGATTTCCAGTAATGAAATCTGGATTTTCGTTATCATTTTCAATTCTTGAATATACTAAAACGTTATATGCACCAAGTTCTCTATAAATATTTGCCCCATGTCCCCCTTTTGGCGTAATAATAACATCAAAAGATGGCCTTAATGTTCCTGTTGGGACACCACCAGCAATCAAGTCAACATTCCCATAAGTATATCCAGATCCTTGATTTGAAATGGATATTGATTCTACTTGTTGATCATTATTGACAGTAATTGTACATTCTGCTCCAGTACCATCACCTCTAATGGGAACACGAGTGTAAGTTCTATTTGCAGTTCCTACACCAACACCTCTTCCAGTAATGGTGATTATTTTTATAGATCCATCTACAGCATTATCTCTTACTGCAGCATTATCTACACCAGTTTCCCAATCTGATGGGACTGGCATAAAGTCCGTAGATTCAAATTTTACAATATCAGATGGTTTGATTGTGTATAGGTATTTCCAAATATATCCATCTCCACTAGTTCCAGCAGATCTTGGCTCTAGATCAGTAAAAGTTGGCTCATCAAGGGATGGTTTGCCATTTGGATTATCTGGATTTGTTCCATTTTGTAAACAGATATAAACCCTATAATCACTATTTAAAACATAATAAAATGAGGAGTATAAATTAGTTGCTCCAGATACCGAAGCAGTATTTGATCTTGTATAGTCATGGCGGTACATGTCATATGTTGTTCCAGAAGACCAGACTCTTTTTTGAACAACTTGTCTAACATCTGTAGCATTAATTTTTTTTAATGCTATCATAGTATCCCAATAATTATTCTCATCATCAAAACTATCTTTTGGTGCTGGGGGATTTATATCCCAGTCAGATTGAATATCATTGGGATTTGATAACCCGACAAAAGAATAATAAGAATTCTCTGAAGTTTTAATTCCAGAAACAAAATTCTTTGCGTTTAATATTCTAATCTGATCAGTTATAATAGCAGCCATTTGACAGAGGTTTTTATCTATTTATTGAACTTAAATATGATTCTTAATCTGGACGGAAAGTGATCCAGTATCAACTGCAGCATCATTACTTTGTCTATTGATTGAGAGATCTACATGAGTTGTGGATCTTGCAATACCAACATAAGAAGCAAATCCTTGATCCATTCCTTGCGATAGAACATAATAATCATTTCTATTTGTATATGAACTTGCAAAAGTTACACGATAGTTTCCACTGGATTGCTGAGAAACAGTAACACCAGAGGTTCCTCTCCAGGTTGGTGATGTGCCTAAACCAATCTCACCATACTTATCTGCTGGTGGTTGAATATAAGATGAAAGTGTTCCAGTAGTTGGAAGTGCAGTTCTTGGAGGAGTGAATGTTGTAGTTGAAGCAGTACCAATAGAAGTATATCTCTGGCCTGCAGTTCCAACACCTGCGGAAATTCTTACATCATCGTAAATTGCATCAATGCTAGTAGCACTGCCACCAGTAGTGTTTATGGAAACACCATTTATTGTAATAGTTCCATGATTAGGAGTTCCTCCAATATTTAATTGATTATTGTTTACATTGATTATGTTATTGTCAATTACTGCATTTAAATATGTGTTATTGGATTCTACTCCATTAAGATAAAAATGAAGTGATCCATTGCTAGATTCCCTAACTAATGCAATATGATTCCATTTTTGGTTGAAAATTGAATTAAATGCTGCTCCAGATGTACTATAAACAATTTGATTTGTTCCGTTTTCATTAGCCCATTGAAAGTACTTGTTTGAATATATATCAGTTGACGCAAACAAAGCAAGTTGTCCGCTTGTGTTTGAGTTTGTAATTGCAAATATTGATACAGTATGATTTTCGGCAGTATTATCAAAATAAATCCAAGTTTCAAATGTCCAAGAACCGGTAAAATCATATTCAGATCTATAAGGATAAGTTAAACCAGCATTACCAAAACTATTATCATTTCTATATGCACCAGTTCCAATTGTAACCGCAGAACCAACAATACTAGAACCGGCACTTACGACAATTGGAGTTGCACCGAACTTTGCATCAGTGTAATCAGTATCAAATGTTGCTCTGAAAACAACACTATCCCATTCAGTATCTGCAGGAACAGAAACTGGAGTTCCTGCAGAAAGAACAAACTCTCTCCATGCACTTCCATCATAGAAGAATGGAGCTCCACCAATTCTCTTGATTTCTCCTACTGTTCCTGATGTTCCTACGATGGTTGTATTATTAGTTGCAAGCTTTACACCACCATCAACAGAGATAGTTCCACCTACTGATACATTTGAACTTAATGTAGAAATACCAGAAACACTTAATTGGTCTGTAAAAGTAGTTCCAGTGACTGTTACACCAGTACCACTGAATACTGCATAATTACTATTTCCATCACCTGAAGTTATTCTTACATTTGCTCCTGCTGTAGGTCCCGCACCTAATATAAGGGGTGTGGTTCCCCCAGGTCCTCTTATTTGGAATAAACCCGATCCATATGAAATATATCCCTGAGCGGCATTTCCAAAATAAATAGGAATACCATCCGCAACATTCATTCCTCCAGTATTAACATTTATAGTTTGTGCGTTTAGAGTTCCAAAATTAGAAGTGCCACTAAAAGTAGAAACACCAGAAACATTCAGAGTTTCAAGAGAAGTATTTCCTTTTACTGTAAGAGCACTTGTTGGATTTGTGGTTCCTAATCCAATATTTCCTGCGGCATTGGCAATAAGTCTAATATTACCAGCACCATCAGAAAGAACTACATTATTTGATGAAGTTCTGATATCAAGTCCTCCGGAATTTCCATCATACATTCCCAAGATTGTATTACTTGATCCTGATGTGATTGAACTACCAGCACTTCTTCCAAGAAAAGTATTATTGATTCCAGTTAAAAGTGAAGATCCAGCATAAGCTCCAATTGCAGTATTAGCATCATAATTGCTAAATGCAGTATCACCTAAAGAACCTAATGCACTTATTCCAAAAGCAGTGTTAAAATTACTTGCTTGGTTAACTCCTAAAGCATTATAACCAACAGCAGTGTTTTGTTGCCCACTTCCACCATTATAGTTTTTACGACCAGCACCTTGACCAACATGCACACTGGTAGAACCACCTGAAATATCAATTTCTCCCACCTTAAGAGGTCCACCAAGATATAAACTAGTAGTTCCAGTAGCAACTGGACCAATTGTAGCAATACCAGAAACACTTAAACCACCACCTGTTGGACCAGAAATAGTTAGGTTTCCATTAACCTCAGCACCAGTTGATAAAGTTCTTACTCTCCAGTATCCAGCATTTAATGCTGTATTTGCTGATAACGCAGCACCATTTGCATCTGCAGATATAAGTGAAACTCCGCTTACTTGAGATACTCCGTAGGTTGTTACAAAATTTGTGTACGCATTAGTACTACCATATCTCAAATAAGCATTAGTTCCATCTCCAGAAATAGTAGCAATACCAGAAACATTCAAAGTTTCTAGAGAAGTATTTCCTTTTACTGTAAGGGCACTTGTTGGATTTGTGGTTCCTATTCCAACATTAGAAAGTGTATGAATTCCTGCTGCTGTTGATACCCACTGAGTACTAATTCCACTGCCACCAGAGCCAGAGGCATTAATAGTTGCAACTCCATTAGAAATCGTTGCTTCTAAATTATTGCCAAAGTTAATAGTTGCTGCAGTACCAATTGGAGACCCACTATCTTCAATAACAACCCCAGAACCTGTGGCAACGATACCTGTTAATCCAGATCCATCACCATAAAATTGGTTAGCTGAGATAGATTCTACACTAATATTTGGTACAGTAAGAGTATTTGTGTCTGTTCGATAAGTTAAATCAACATCAGCTCTTACATATTGTGCTGTTGTTCTATCTTCAACAAATGTTGGATAATAAATTGTAGTTAATCCATTTGTGTTTATAATATCAACACTTGTTGCAACTCCACTAAATCCCCCTCCGCCAGTAGCCGTAATTGTTACATTACCCGAAGATTGATTTACTGAGATACCAGTTCCTGCTGTAATATAAGTAACTCCTGCACCAACTGAAATAGAAGTGCCACCTATTGTAATTGCAGATGCATTAATCGTCCCTGTTGCACCATCAATTGTTACACCAGATCCTACATTGATTTTATTAGTAGTGCCATTCAATGTAATACTAGATGTTCCAATCGTAACTATACCAGTAATTCTTGCATTACCATTTACATATAAACTTGTTCCAGATGCTCCAACTGCTCCAACTTCCAATAGAAATCTTGGATTTGTAGTTCCAATTCCAACATTTCTTGTTGTATTAATTCCGGTAGCAGTAGCACTCCACATAGGAGCTGTAAGATTTGAAGTGCTTCCTGCGCCCAAATAACTATAAATTTCAAGAAAGTTATCATTAATAATGCCACCGGCAGAACGTAAATTATCACCTGTCCCATCATTTGGTGTTGCGCCGGTGTTTATTGCTACTCTTGCCATTATTGCAGTTTAGTTTAGAAGTATTTAGACCAGGTAGTTTCTGAATTTCAGAGGAGTTGTTCTTTGAACAATTGCTGATGTTGTAATTCCATTTACTCCACCATCACCGTAAAAATTAAATGAGTTACCCTCACTTCTCTCAGACAAGTCAATTCTACCCCAACTGTAATTTCCAAAATAATTTGATGATGTAACGATACCAGTATATCCACTACCAACAGTTCCAACACTATCAAAAGTAAATAGAGAACTAGTTGAATCAAATGTTATTAGTGTTGAACTAAAGTTTATAGTGCTGAGTCCAACACTAGAAAATCTAGCATAAACTCTCTTGACATAAGTTGTACCGATACCAATAACGTTTGATTGCGTTACAAACGCTGTTTCAACTTGATAAACATTATCTATGAATTGAGTTCCAACACCAATTTGTAAGTTTGAAACATCTCTAGAAATTATAGAAGTGCTGCCAAAACCTACATTTGAGTTATAAACAACAAAGTAATCATTTACATCTATCTGACTGATTGTAACAGCAGTTCCAACTAAAGAAGAATTTCTAAGGAAAGAATCTTGTGGAATATAGAAATCAAATATCAATTTGTCGAGAGATGTTGTTGAAGTTGTTCCAAATCCAACAATCACTCCAGAATCTCCAGAATAAGAAATAACATTATTAGTTTCCACAACAGGTTGTGGGGAGGATATTAAGACTTGTGGGGGATTCGATTGTGAATATCCAGATCCTGCACTTGTAATCGCAATTCCGGTAACGGTTCCACCCAAACCAATTATTACAGATCCAAATGCCTGACTAGTTGTTCCAACTCCAGCAACAGATCCAAAACTTACAGTAGCTGTTGTATATCCAACTCCACCATCAGAAATTGCCACAGATGAAATTGACCCAAGACCAGAAACAACTGCTGTTCCAATTGCACCAGATCTAGAATCCTGTGAAAGAATTTTTATATTCTTTTGGAAAGTAAGTGAAGTATCATTTTCGTTTTGGGCATCAAAGAATGGTTTTAGATTATCAACATAAATTGTCGTTGATCCAATACCAACTGATTTAATAATGTATGCAAAAGGATTAATGACTGGTTCATAAAGCATTCTGTCTTTGGCCACCTCTTTTTCATTAATAATTCTGTCCTCAGTTTGTCTGCACCAGACAACAGGGCGAAGAAGATTCTCATCATTTGTATTACCTGGACCAAAGTATGGATTTGTTTCAATTAAATCTGTTGAATTAATTGAAGTAACAATTCTTGGATCCTCTTGAAGAGTTGGTTGTTGCCCAAGAGTATAATCATACCCTATCGTTAAGTCATCACCAACCTTTACGGTTTCTAGTATATCTCTGTAAACAACATCGACTGAACCACTTCCCTTGTAGAAGAGAATCTTACAAGTATCTCCAACTTTTGGAGCTTCAGTAAATGTTATTAGACTTCCACCTTTAAATACATATCCCTCACCAGGAACTTGTAAAATATCATTTACAAATACTAATAAAGTATCTTGAATTTTGATATTTGATCCTCTAGATGACTTAATTGATACTAGAACATCTGCAACTGTTAATGGGAATATAATTGTTTCGCCATCAAATAAATGCTCAATATTGTCAAGAACCTGTAATTCACCTATTGACCAACCAGAGAACTTATCAGAGAATGTATTTTGAATCGAAATCTGGAACTCTGAGAAATTGGAGGTTGTTGGGATTCCTGTTATTCCACCAACAGGAACTGTAAGAACATCTCCTTGCGAATATGAATATCCAGTATTTGATAATTCAAAATCAATTACACTAGATCCTTGGCCAACTACAATATCAATAGTTGCCTCTGTTCCAAAACCAGATGAACTATCACTATGAATTAGTGGGATATTGGTATATGAGAGTGGATCATCAATCAATACAAATGGTGGATTTGATGTTGTATATCCAAATCCGGGATTTGTTATAGTTACTGTCGTTGAAATACTTCCTGCAATTATTGTCGAATATCCAACGTGAGTAATTGTTGAAATGCCAACAGAACTATTTGCAACACTAACATTAACAAATCCAATTTGCGGATCTGATATCTTAATAGTTGCTTGCGTTCCGTTTGGAATAGTATATGGACTTGTTACACCAGTTCCAACATAAACAAAAGTTGATCCTATGGAAGTTATAACACTTCCATTTTCTATAAATGTTCCAACTCCAATTGTACAATTAGAACCAGTGTTTAGTAGGTTTAGTAAACTGAAAAGACTGTTATTATTCTCTAGGTAAATTACTGTAGAACCAGCACCAATTGAATATGAAGTATCTGTAATTATTTTGTATGTTTCTTGGCCTCTGTATCCAGATCCAGTATTTCCAACTGAAATAGACTGAACTGTTCCACCGAAAGAAATGATAGATGATCCTCCAGCAGAAACCAATGGTTGATATCCAAAACCTTCCGTTGACCCAACAGAAACAATAATTCCACCCGAAGGTAAATTGGAGGTATTGATATCATAAGGTGCAGCAGTTGCTGATCCTGTAAATGATATTGAAGTTACTCCCACAGATTCAGTTAGATTGTAATCATATGATAATCCTGGACCTTGGAATATATCATTGATCAATATAATAGCATTCTCGGTTGAGAATCCAGAAACATTTGTTTGATTATATTTTAGTGTAAAATCAGTTTGGATGCCATCAAATTCGGAGGAAATATCATCGAATACATGATTTTTATGGTATGCCTCATCTGAAGAATTAACAATACCAGATCTAATAAAAACTCTTCCGTGGAAATAAGATCCTGTTGAAATTCCAGACCAATCTCTTTCATCTGGAGGATTTGTCGTGGAAGATAGTGAAAGATTTCCAAAAGGTGCGGCTGCAAAGTTCAGGACATTATCAACAATGTTGTAGTTTCCTGTAATCTTAGTAACTAAACCTCCAGTAGAGTATCCTGCTAGAGCAGTTCCAAGCCATGGTCTACGAACTCTGATTGCATTGGTTGATGCGATACCAACGCCCTCGATTCTCATAATTTCATTTCCAATTCTAATCAAATCTCCGCCAAAGAATGATGTTATTCCACTAAAATAAATGATATTATCTGTAGTATAGACAATATCCGATAATGTGGTTGTTATTGCAGTAGATACAACAGGAGATTGGATTAAGTTATCAACAGAAATTATGGCCTTTGCATTTTGATTTACTGCTGTAAATTTGTGAAGGGTGCCAATACCAACATCAGTTAAATCTAATACTTTTGGAACAGCCTTTAATGCATTTTCAGCACTACTTGCAATCTTAATTCTATTTTCATCAACTTTAATTGCATAAACACTTGATGGAACTTTGGATGTTGTTCCAACTCCAACAAAACTTGTTGCTGCTATTCCAATTGCCTGAGTTGTTCCTGCTCCTGCATGAGCATATGTTATATTTTCTCCAGTAACAAAGAAATGATTTGGAATTTTTATAGTGTTGTCTAAAATATTGACAATATCAGTATCACTTCCATCAAAATATCTTTCAAATATAGGATTCCCATCATATGTTAAATTGAAGGATCTTCTAATATCCGAATTAGTTCCAGTATATTGTGAATATGCAGTTTCAATAGTTGCATTATTAAAACTTACAATATCTCTTGAATCATCTTCATGCCTAATCGCATTCATATAAACTTTTACTTCAGATGCAATATTAGGCAATGGTGTGAAAACTATTTCAGTTACATCTCCAGTTCTTCTTGTACCTAGGGTTCCCAATCCAACAGATGTTTCTAGATTTGCATATTCATTATAATAAATTTCAGATGCTGGATTTGCTGAGTTATATGAGTCAACTACAATAAATTCAGATAACTGATATCTATTGTTACTAGTATCATTGACTTGTATTATCAAATATGCACCATCATAATTATCCACAAAACTAGCAATAACATTTTCCGTTGGAGATGAAGTTGATGCAATAGAAGTTTTTCTGGACTCCAATAATGCATGTTTCATCGCATAAGTTCCAATTCCAGTCCCAGTAAATGTGCTGTCAGTAAAAGCTATAGTCAAAGCGTTTACTGTGACTGCAACTCCAACTCTTGGAATGAAGTCAACTTTTAAATTTGAACCAGAAATGTATGACTTATAAGTTCCAAATCCAATAGTTGAATAAGTTTCACTATTTGTTGTTAGTTGACCATACTCAAGTAAGTCAACATTTGTTCCATCACTGATAACATTCAACTCATCAAATTCATATTCCCCATTTACTCCGGTAAATTGAACTAAAACTTTTAATGAACTGTAAGTTGAAGCAACACTAACTATAGTCGATGTTGTTCCTGCAGATACAACAGTGCTATTGTTTGAAATATCAATAATTCCACCAAAAACATCATCATCTAAACTGATAGAACCTAAAATATCACTGATATTATATGATAGAATTGTTACGTCGTAATCATTTATGGTATAGTTTGTTGGATAGAAGAATAAAACTCCATCCGTTCCTTCAATACCAAAGTCAAAAGAACCTAAATCATATTCGGTTTCAACTCTTCCATACTGATTAATGTAACCCTGGGAATTATCATGGACTAATGTAACTTCTAGTAACTGTCTTTGCGATACAAATCTCTTATCAGTCACTAAAGTTATATACTTTTGAGATCTTGCTGATGCTAATGGGAATCTAAAGACTTCAGTATATTTTGAAGGCCTTGGATTACTATTGAATGTTCCAGAAATATCGTCAATCAGTAAAACCCTATTTCCAACGGATTCAAAATAATCAGTCAAAACTTTATTCTCAAATATAATTTCATCTGAATAGATTTGAGAATTTATTTCAATAGAATTTTCTTTAACTAAATCAAAATCATAAACACAGTTTAAGTCTACAAATGATACAATATCATTAACAATTTCTACTGAAGTTAATTCTGTAGAAATACCGACAACTAGAGAGTTTGTTAGGTATTCTGGAAGTTGAGATTCTAATTGATAATCTGAGAATTTTTTATATCCTGCTGTATGATTTAAAGTGCTTACCGCATCATCCCAGGTATCATAGTCTACTCTAGATTTTAATGAATATGAGAAGTTCTGATAATAAAAATTATCTTGAATTCTTTGAATGTTATCATTTAAAAATCCAGCGTTTTCTTCCCACCCATTCTCTACTTTGGATGTTGCGCCCAACTTCAAGAAAAAGTCAAAGGAGATAGTGCCTATTGATACTCCTTGAGTTTCCGATGAGGTTCCTCTAATAATTTCATTTTCATTAAAGTTCTCTTTAGAAATTACCTTTAGATAATTTGTTTTTGGATCCCAACTTTGGACGTATCCAATTTTGCCGTCAACGATAGATTCTACAGTTTCACCAACAAGATAATTGTTTGTTTTCAATACTGGATTAAATATTGGGAAATATTTTTCTGGAATAATTCTTCCAGAAGAATTGATCGGATCAAAAACTCCAGGATATTCTGAATTATTTAAAAATCCCTGAAGGTTATATGTAATCGATCCCTGACCACCTAGATTCTCATTTACTGCGGTGATAGTAAACAATCTATAATTATATTCCGAAGAATTGTATCCTTTTGCCAAAGGATCATCATTTATACTGATATTCTCAATCAGTACTTTATCATTTACCTTGAATGGGAAGGAATCGGCAGTGCTAAATCCTACAGCTAAACTCACTGTAACATCCTTTGTTGCCGTTGTAAATCCAATATGTGAGATTTTTACTCCGTTAGAATTTTGTATAGGTAAAATTCTTGGAGTTACTCTGTTAATACCAAAAGTATTTTTAAGTATAGTTACTCTAGTATCGCCATAATTATATCTCAGATCAACATCGTCAATTAAATTATTTGTTTTTCCATCAAAAACCAAGAGTTTGGGTATTGTACCATAACCTCTTCCATATGAAGTAATTCCAATATAATCAAATGATGACAGGGGATCAATTTTGATTGTTTGTGGTAAAGAAATTGATGGTCTTAATGTTAAATCTGATGGGAAATCAAATCCAATATCATTGATTTTAACTTTCTTTATTTTTCCTATTGTATTGCTTTCTGCATCAAGGATAGCATTTTTTCCTGTATTAGTTTTGACAGTGGTAATTCCTGGCAGAGAATAATAATTAGATCCTTTATTTGTTATTTGAACTTTTGAAATAGGGCCTACTGCATTTAAAGAATCTGTCTCATATTTTATAATTGATGATGAAGAATATGATGATCTTTCTGGAGAAGATTTTAATCCATATGTAAAGGAAGTGGAAGATGCAGACGATACAACATGTTTCCCAGAATAACGACTCTTTTTAACTTGTACTTGATTATTGGAATCTACCAAGTAATCTGCAGTAATTTCTGTTTTTTCTTTCGGCGCATTTCCTTCAAAAACTGGAATTAAATTGTAATATAAATTTTCTGGAGTATTTTCTTTTATTGACAATGTGACTTTTGCATCACTTGTTATTCCTACAGTACCAGCTCTTTGAACATCAAAAATTCCATTTTCTTTAGTTGTATCAAATAGTTGAGTAAATGAGGAATCGGTATACAAATTAAATTGGAAAGCTGGATATGAATTCAGTTGATTTGTATATGCCAAAGAAGAGTCGGATAGATCAAAAATTATTGAAGAATTTCTATAAACTTCAATCGGAGGATTAACAGCAGATAAAGTTCCATTTCCAGCAGTAGTAATTTCAACAGTGGATGGTATTAAAGAAATTGAATCATAGTAAGTATTGGATAATTTAACAATATCATTATCAATCTTTACGATGTAATAAATCCCATTATTATTCAATCCACCAGAAGGAGATGATGATGTATGAATAACTTTTTGGCCATTTTGAAGTCCATGATTTTGAATCGTGATCTCATTTGCCAGCACATTAACATTTGCGGACAGAAAATCTTTTGGATTTACTACTAATCTTCTATTATAATCATTGTACTTGATAGTAAATGATGTAGATATTGATGGATTAACGTCAATGTAGACAACATCATTATTTTGTAAACCATGCGTCTCTGCCGTAGACACTGTGACCAAATTTCTAGTTATTTGGCCTGATAAAACTGGATAATTGGTTTTAAAACTATGATATAGTCCTGTACCAATTCCAGTAAAATAAAGTGTGCTTGAACTTGCCGTCGTGCTTGCAATACCAACAAAAGTTCCTGTGGATCCAAGACCAACCTTTACTGTAGAAATACCAATTAAGTCATTTGTTAATCTTACCGCATAAACTAAAGATTGGTCAGAAAGTGTTAATGCAGTTGAAATTCCATTTGTTGATACTTGAATTGCACTACCACCATTCATGGAGTAGATTAATTCATCACCTGTAGAAAGATTGTGATTTGGAAGATATATTGATCTTGTTGGAATGAATATGCTAGTAAGTCCAGCTCCTGGATTTGAGAATGCTATAGTTGTACCAATTCCAACCCCAGATAATGTCCCCAATCCAACAGAATCGATAGGATTAAAATATATTTCTTTATTAATTTTAGATGAGTAGTTTGACCCAAATCCAATATTTGCGGTAAATTTTCTAGAATTTTCATATATTAAGGTTGAAACTGAATGTGCGGTTCCAACAGTCCCATTAACTTCTCTTAAAACTCTAATTCTTGATGATCTTTGATCAACATTCAATACTTTAATCTTTTCAGATCCTATTGATAGGATATCATTTTCTCTAATGTATGGATATGAAAGATTTCCTGAAACTGAGACATAAGTAACTATCCCAGTTGAAGTCGCACTATTAATTCCAATTATAGTACTTCCAATACCAGAAACTGCTAAAGTATTTCTGTTTATATCAATGTTGTATGATCCTTCAAGTAGAGATGAAGAAGTATTTAATCCAACAATAGTAACAATGTCATAATCTGTTAAATTGTGTGGATTATTTGTAAATGCAATATATTCTCCTTTATTTTCGGATGGATAAAATTCCACACCATAAATTGTGCTACTAGCAACACTAATAGAACTTACCGACTTTCCTGCAATTCTTGATACTTTTGCAGACGCTCCAAATCCACGATTGTTATTATTATCGTATAAATTATCAAAAACTAACTGATCGTTTACTTTATAATCACTACCACCGGTAGAAATAGCAACATTATTGATAGTTCCTGGAATTACTGATTGAACATCGATGGTTTGATTTAGTGAATTTGGTAAATTTATGTAAGAGTATGGTTTTGTATTTGATCTTAGATTATATGGGGTAGTGTTTCTTACCCAATCAGTTTTGTTCAAATCAATAGTATCTTGATTTGAAGAACTTTCAAAATTAAAATCAATAGGAACAGAATAATAATTATCGCCAATTAAGTATGGGAATACTGGTCTCTTATAACCAAGGAATGCTCCAGAAGAGTCTGCATTTGATGCACTAACAGTTGCAAAATATGCATAAGTTCCATTTGGAAATTCTGGGGTTACGCAAAATCTTCCATTATTCTCATCTAGAATAGTTTCATCATTTACTTTTTCATAGGTATAGTCTTCTACGAAAAATCCCTCTGGGAATTCTGATAGCGATGGTCTGTTTTCCTTAAGATCAATTTTGTATCCAGACTTCATCTGGGATACTATTCCACCTCTTTTAGTGATATATCCATATGGACCATAAATTGGATTTCCATCATAGGCCCAACCAATTATTGGAGAATGGTCTGAAGATGTAATTTCTGAGTTGGCAATTTTCTTTAGATCTTTCTTTCCATATAAAACTTTTCCTGAAGAGTCATTTGCGTATAAAATTTCTCTAAGTTTTCTTGGCGCATATATGTTCACATACTGTAAACCATAGTTTGCAGATATTCCTGTGGTCAAAAATCCATCATCATTTGTTATATTTCTTACATTCTTTTGGAATAAGTTTACTCTCCAACTTTGAACTTCTGGTTCAAATACTGCACCAGATCCACTTGCATTTACTAATAATGATGTATTATTTGATGTATACCCAATTCCACCTTCAATAACCTTTACAGAAATTAATTGTCCGTTAGAAATGATAGGAACCAAAACAGCTCCAACACCATCTCCAATAAGTTCTAGGTCGGGAATTGACTTATAATTTGATCCTACATTATTTACTAAAACTTCTGTAATTTGACCATTGTTAATAACGGGTGTTACTTGTGCATTAGAACCTGTCAATATATTGACGTTTGGTTTTCTAACTAGGTTAATAACGTTAGAACCATAACCAGATCCTTTGTCTGATAAATGTAAAGATGTAATAGAACCTCTAAAAATTGGTTGAACTTTACATTTAAAATCATTACCGCTTACGGAAGAAATTCCTACATTACCAATTACCTCAACAGAAATTTCTGGATAGTTAAAGGTATGAGTACCACTTCCAAAAGAAAGAAAATCTACATACTGTTTTGTTCTGTAGAAAAATTCTGGATCGTTGCTAGGACCAATATTTGACAAGATAAAATTATCATTATCAACTTTTGTTACGTAATAATTTGTGTCGTTGGTTAATCCACTAATTACTGTTCCGTTGGTCGAATATTTTACAATTTCTCCAGAGTTATAGTCATGATTTTGAATATGCACACTATTCAAAGCCGTTGATATTCCAACTTCATCTACTGTTCTCTTTTTATTTTGATAACCAGTTCCAGAGTCTACTACATTTATTGATGAAACTGCAGACTTTTTATTGTAAGACTCTAGAATATGATTACCAATACCATATGATGTTAAATTAACGGTGTTAATTCCCGATATTGCATCACCAAAAGTTTTATGTAACTTAACAGTATATGGAGTCTTAACTGAAACAAAATACGAAGAGTCTGTAGAAAGACCACCGACTCCTCTTTGCGAGTTTGTTCTGTATATTACTTGTTCTGCATTTCTAAATTTGTGATATGTTGAAAATCCTATGGTTGATTGTGTTGAACCAAGAGAAACTAAATCGGAGTTTATTTCAGAGTTAAATGAAACCTGATGAGTAATCAGTTTCATATTTGCGACAGCTAAAGCACCTGATCCATTGCCGCCAGTTATTTTAATAATTGGTGCTTCAGTATAATCAAAACCAGAATCTAGAATTTCAATTCTTCTTAAAGAACCAGAAACAGCACAATTTACAGTAGCTCCAACACCCTGTACATCAGTTATTAATACATCTGGTGGACTGATTATATCATAATCATTTCCGCCGTTAATAACATCAATTTTCAATACTTCTCCATATGTCACTAAATCATTTGATTTATAGTTTAAAATTTCAGTACCATTTATGAGAATTCCAGTTTGTCCTGGAATAGTTGGATGTAATTTACCATCACTTTTTGGTGCGTTTATTTTTCTGAGTAATTTCTGAGACTCTAAGGTTTTATTTGAGAACTTATATGGTATTAATTTATTATTTGTTACTGTAGTAGTACTCTTTACTGTAACAAATTTCGAATTAAAAATATCAGATCTACTTCTAGCAAATTTTACGGTATTAGAATCTATTCTTTTTATAAAATATAGTCCTTCATCAAATAGAGAACTTAGAGTAGTTTTTGTTATAATTATATTGCCATCACTATCATATGAGATTATCTCACCAATCTCTGGACTGTAGTATACTGCATCTCCAGTATAGAATCCATGGTCTACTGAGGATGTTATTTTAAAAAGATCGCTTGAGAAAGTTCCTGAAAATATAACCTCATTTGCATATGCATCTAATCTCTCATTTCCATAACTTGGAATTGAAGATGAAGCTACTAATGTACCATCTTTGTCTTTATAAATGTTCTGTACATTAGCATTCAAATCATTTGCAGAAGGATACTTAGAAGAAGTTACTTTAAGTAGGTTCTTTGTTACTGTGTAGGTATTCAGTTGGGATAAAGTTCCCTGGCCTCTAATTACTATATTTTTAGAAGACTTAACATCTACAACATAAGAACTTCTCTCTACTCCAGAGTTATCAGTTATTTTTAATCTGTCATTTATTCTAAAAATATGATCATCCTTTAATGTCAAAGAATATGTCATGTCAGAACTATCAATTAATTCTAACGTTATAACTTCATATGTTGATGGAACATTAAAAATCCAATTATTAGAAACAAAATCTTTAGCAAGAACACCAAGTGTCTTTATTTCTGAAGTATCTTCTACTGAGTAAAAGTAGTTGTCTGAAGGAATTTCTAGATCCTTTAGTACCGAATTGATTCTTACCTTGATTATTTCTGAAGAATCTCCAAATGCCTCTCCATAAGCATAAGTATTTGCTGAAATATCAGATCCATCCAGAACAGTACCTGTTACATTTGAGCATCCTATAAATTGATCAATATTTTTTGATTCATATGAAATAACTCCATCACTACCATCAGTGTATTTTACATACAAAGTGCCTGATGTTGGAAACCCAACTGTAGAATCTACATCAATTGATTCCGTTCCTGCAGTAATTTGTCCAACTATTTTTGTTTTTGGGTGTACTGAAAATTCTCCAGAAATTGATCCATCAAAATTAATATCTTTATTGTATCCAGAATCAATTTTTAATTTATAATAATATTTTCCATCTTTTGATTGAATTTTTTCAACATAAGATACTGGTGCTTTTGCATTGTTAATATTGCCAAATGCATCTTGGAATAAAGTTGACTTTGCTAGGTTTAGAGGATCCCCAGAAATACTTTCTACGACTAAATCTTGAGTAACTCTGTAATGAGCATCTGAAGGTCTAAAAAGATACTCTTTTGGCCTAATTATCTGAACATCTTCGCCATAAAGAGCTCTGAATAGAATTTCAAACGATTCATCCGTTCCCTTGGACGAATAAAAATCTTTCGCTTGCTTAATAAAAGTTGCTTGGTTTATTTTATCCGATATTGGTCTACTTTCTAAACCTGGAAGTAATTGATATTTTGTTTTTAATAAAAATTCTTTTAAAAATAGAGAACTTAAGTTTATAACAGATGTTCCGGCAACATGATCTTCAGATTCTGTCTCATTAAATATGAGTTTTGAAGTATCATCATTACTTTTATATGAAGAAATTCCACTAAATCCACGAATACATCCAGTGAAAGAGTTTAAAGTTTTTCCAGTATATGTGATAATTTCATCATCAATTTTAATCAATCCATACGAATCTGGGAATCCAGATGTGCCATTTGGACTTCTACCCAAATCTACAAATATAACTTCATCATTAAATGCAACGTCATTTGAAAGAATGACAGAATCGGTTAAGTTGGCAACATTGTCAATTTTTGTATATTGATCAATATTTTGTATTAGATCCGTTGGAGAACCTTGAACTTCCTGTGAGAGATAATACTGAGATAAGAATTCTCCAACTAATGGGAATTCTTCTCTAACATATGCAGGAAGTTGATTTTTAACAATGTTGTTAAACTGGATTCTTTTTTCTTTCATTTGATTATGATCTTACTAAATTCCCGTTGTTATAACTTGGTGTTACGATATAACTTGATGCCGATGGGTCAAGGCCTGACGATACTTTATCGACAACCATTTCAAAATTACTATTGGTAATATCTAATTGTAAATACAATGCTTGTAGTCCAATCACGTCATTCGATTTTGGAATTGCTGATATTTCAATAATGGTTTGTCCATCTTTCTGTTTTCCTGAAATAATATTAATAGGATTTAATGTCACAATTCCCTTAACATAATCAATGCGTCCAACATTTCTTCTAACAACAGTTGGTGTTGGTGAATTTACTGTTGGAACAGTAAACAAGAAAATAGAACCATCAGTTCTATTCGTATTTGGAACATCTGACAAATATACATCATTTTGAATATCATTTATTCTAAAAGCAGATGATTTTATATTATAACCATCCATACTCTTTATATGAAATGCATTACCAAATTCTATTTGATATTCAACTATCGAATTCAATACAACTCTTAAATCTCTCCTCATTTGAATTGTTGTAATATTGGAGGTCACTGATTCATGACTATCATCTATAACTTTTAAGAATTTACTGTACTTGAACCTTGCTCCATATCTATTTAACTCAGATGATTCTGCGTACTTATTTGCATTTGCTTGAATAACACTTGAGACATAAGCAGAACTTGGTGCAAGATTTGTATTGTAATATATTTTTGAATTTGCTTCGATATAAAGATATTTGAGATCAAGAATTTCTGGAACAATTCCTGCAACAGCGTATTTTTTTAGATCTCTTTTAATATCCTCTTTGATCAGATTTGGAAGAAAGTCTCCAAACTTTGGTTTAATGCTAATAAAAACTTTTCCGTATTGTGGTGGAATGAGTTCCTCTCCACCAAATACTGATATTGATTCAGTCTCTTCATAAATTTTTGCAGGTATTAAACTTTCATAATCATTGGCAGTTAAAGCTCTATTCTGTGATGCATATATTCTTGGCGCATATTTTCTGATGGATTCAACAGGTTCAATATTTTCTCCCCCCGAAGAAGGTAGATCTGTTGTAATCAAAGAAATACCAGAAGAAACCGTATATTCTATACCATTTCTAGTGTAGCTTATTCTGCCAGAAAATGCAAATTGACTTACTCCATTTGCACCATCGCCATTTGAAACAATATAAGATGCCTCTATAAAGTTTCCTTCCTCAAGAGCTCTTCCAAAAACACCATCACCAAAGATAATTTCATATCTTTCATCTTCAATCTCTTGAATAAAGAATACATTTGATGTATTAGTAACTCCAAAAAGATTATCGTTCTTAGAATACTTTACAGATGCTGTTGCTTGCTCATTATTTCTAACTGATACTGAGATTGTTTTTGTATCGATTCCTACGTTAGGTAAAATATATTTTTGATTTTTGTTTAGTGAATTATATGTAAATGAGTTTGTGACTAAAACACCTTCATAAATTTCTATATTACTGAAGGTTGCAATTCCATCTATTACTGGAACAGTAATATCGTCTGGGATTGAGAATACAAATGACTGATTTCCAAATATGCCAGAGGTTGAGGCAACAGGACCCCTACGAAGAGTTACTGTTGCGGGTGATGGAAGAGTATTGGTAGTATCAACAAAGAAACTTACTCTAGCTTTTGCAGATCTTCTTGACCTTGGTACATATCCAATATTTCTTGCTAGTGCAACAACATTTTCTCTCAATGTAGCACTATCAATGAATACTTCATTTGCAACCATGTTTGCATTATATGAAGTAATATATGTGTTGTATGCCAATACATCAAGAATGGATGAGAGGTTTGACCCCTCAAAGTCATAATCGGTAAAACTTGAGTTTGCTCTCAAGTAATCTCTTAATGTTGCTTTAATCTGGTCGAAGTCCAGATTTGTAAAGTTGACTAATGGCATTTATCTAGTAGGTTGCAAAATGAACTGTAATTGTTGAACTGGAACATCTGCACCAATAATTCTATAAATGATTACCACATCAAATGAACCATTGTCATAATCTGGACTCGACTGAACATCAATTAATTGAACTCTTGGCTCATAATTTTGAATAGAATTTCTAATCTCATCCGTAATAATGGAAGCAGAAATTTCATCAATGTTCTCAAAAAGTGATTTAGTTATTTTTGATCCAAATCTTTCATTAAAAAACTTCTCACCTGGAATGGTAAACACAATATTTCTTATAGAACGAGAAATAGCATTCTCGTTCTTAAGACCAATAAGATCACTATTCAGAGGATTAATCTGAAAGGTCATACTAATATCTTTAAATCCTTGGCTTACCCTTTCTAAAGGCATTGAATACTATAAATCTACCTTATTTATTCATCAAAATTCAGATAATGGGATAGGTTCTGTTCCATATTCCCAATCATCATAGTCATCATCATTACGAATTTTTTCATGAAGATCTTTTTGGATTTGAAAATCATGTTTTTTGGGAGTAAGGTCATCATTTGCGATTTCACGAAGCATTTTTTGCTTCTCTAACTTGTCTTCCCAACCATAATCTCCAGATAAGTGGGTTGTTCCCCACATTTCGTGCATGTAATTTGAGTCTCTATCGGTTTGTTTGGTCATTTTTGCTCCTGATTTGAAAAATCAGAACTTTTTACGGGGTTGCTATCCCGTGTATCGATAAAAAATCCTCTTCTTAGATAGTCTTTGTCCTCAACAAAGGTTAAATCTCCCATTTTTTGGGGCCTATCGTTCCTCCAAACAGGAACTGCAACTGTATTATTGTATCTAAAGTCTGGATTTCTTCTAAAATGTACTTCAATTAGGCGATTTCCAATAAATTCGCAGTTAATCCATTCATAGTTACCCTTTAAATTTGATAAAATTGAAGGAAATTTCACTTCTCTATCAATTTTTTCCCATTTTTTCCATTTATATAGAGGATCATCATCGTCTCTAGTACCTCTAACGACTAACTTTGCCTCTTGATGTTGAAAATCAACACTTAAATGCTCACCTTTGTAGATCTCACACCAAAATTCAGCTGGATGAAGGTGATCTGTAACATTATCAATCCATTCTATACGAGAAAATCGTCCCATACCAAGTAAATTAATACTCGGTCGGACGATATAATACCCTGGATATGGAACAGGCACTCCTACAGGTCCACAGAGATGCCTTAGACGTTGATTTAAGAACAGTTTGTTATATACCCATAGATCTTCGTCATGAATTGAGTTCCATTCATCCTGAGAATCTAAGTGGTACATAAACCTACATGATTGCGATGGAGTGTATAGTTCTTTTGAATTCGAATATCAGAGTTTTTAAAGGTCCAACATTCTCCATTACTATCTAGAAAGACAACCCATTCTAGATCATGTTCTTGCGAACGATCGATCATAAAAAAAGCCCAACCATTACCCTTTGGAGTAATGACTGGGATTTGTGGGTTTAATTGAAGCATTTATTTTCCTTGTCCACGGTACTTCTTCTTGCGTCCATTGCGAGAGGTTGGACTAAGCAATGTACGAGGAGAACGTCCCTGACGAGTCTTCTTCGGTACTCCGGGTTGAAACAGAATTTTGCTACTTCCGCCTTTAGCCATTTAAATTTCCTCCAGTTCAATTAAATTAGGATCAATGTCATCACCCGAAAAGTATTGTTCGGATAGATCTTGAAGGATCTCAGCACATTCTTCATGAGTAAGATCCTTATAAATTTTACGTCCTTTATAAAGTACATTATAAAGTTTCATCTTTATGCATTCTCAGTTGGAATCATTTCAATTTTTTGAGGATCATATTCTCCCGTATCTGCTAATTCCTGAAGAACCTGAAGTGATTCTTCATAAGTAAGATCAGATTGAAGTAATTCTCCAATGTAGTAGATGTTATACATGGTGATCAGATAATGCGAGTTTTTTCATGACCAACTCTAATCCGAGGATCGCACCAGATCTTAAAGCCCTGTTCAATGGCATCAAGACAGAATGACACATCTTCTCCACACATATCCTGAACTGCTCCGGATTCAAAGACTTGCATCTTGGGAGCAAACCAAGGATACTCAAGATTCTCAAAGACACCTTTCTTAATGAGAACCCAACCAAAACCTGTGTAGTCTACAGTGAACGGCTTACGACGCTTGCTGATCGATTCCACAGTTTCGTGATTCATGACTCCACCATTCTTGCGGAAATCATCTTCCTCCAACCAATGGGCTACTGAGGTTGTGTGACCATCTTCGGTTGCATACCAACCAGCAGTAATCTCACGCTCTTCACCTTCTGCAGGAAGTGCCATATCGCACAGTTGCCAGAACTTATTTGAGTCGAAGACAATATCCGAGTCAATCCAAAGTTGATAATCATACTCTAGTTTTCCATCCCAGGGTACTTGCTTCGGACCACGGAGAACATTTGCACCTAGACACTTACAACGTGCAAAGTTAACCATTGATGAGTAATCTTGAGAAATCTGAATACTCATTCCATTTTGTACAAGATCAAAACAAAGTTGTACAAATGCTTTTAGAAAGATAAAAGAACATCCTCTTCCAGGAAGACAGAAGACAATACTCTTACCCTTCATTCGTTCTTTAATTGCATCATAATCCCATTCACTAGTATTGGGTTTTGGTGCAGCAGCTTTAACAGTAAATCCTTTTGCCATAAGAAAAATAAACCTTCAAGATCAATTTTATCAGTCTATATATGCTTTTGTCAATGAGACGAATTACTGATCATCTCCTTGTTTACAATCAATTCTTCATACGTTAAATCCTCCCCATTGTATCTTGTATCCAAGACCCCAATGAGATTCTTCAAGGTATTCCATGTATTTCTAAATTCTTCTTCCTTCAAAGAATGAAATAAACACTTATCCTTTGCGTATATGTGATAAATCTTTTCCATATAAAAAAATTTCCCAAAAATTTTTGTGGGGGCACTTAACGGGCTAACGCATTATATATCACAGCAATCAAAAATCCAAGGGGAATGAATATAATTCTTCCCATACTCTTTGGATATCTGATCATCCATCCTGCGAGAACAACTCTCCAGAAATTCCAGTACGGTGCTTTTTTCATTTCTTCTTTCTTTTTGAAGAAGCTCTTTTTTGTGCTGGAGTTCTAAAAATGCCCGTTGCACAACTCTTATTCTTTTTGTGCTTTCCTCCGAAGATTCCCCAACCATAACAGTTTGCTTTCTTCTTGGGTGCCATTTTTTACTTCCGGAAAATTTTTAAATGTATGATATTTATCGGTCGATTTGTCACCTCTGTAGGTTAGGGTAGTTTGGCATTTTTATAACCGCAACGCCGCACCGCGCTATAAACAACCGACCGCAAATAACTGTCGAACCACTATCATAACACTGATGCCCCTCAGTGTCAACATCGCTCACGCTCTGTCTAACGACTAAGGGGCACACAGTTAGTATCAGAACTCGATCACATCTGCAGTCGGTTCAGCATAAGCAATCGACTGCTGATTGTCTTCGGTGAGACTATCAAGGATCTGCAGAATTTCGCTGCCAGTGTTACCTTGAGCCAGCAGAGAGAGCATCACGGACTTGGACATAATAAAGAAGAAAAGTGTTGTGAACTGTGTGTGCCTAGTTTATACTCATGCGACAGGAGTATGTGTTACTGACTCAGAGATCTTCGATCATGTCATTGAGTTCGTGGAAGTTCAACATATCACTGGTGAATGATACTCCGTCAGGTGTCTTAGTGATAAGCCCTTCGATGGAATCTACGAAGTCCTGATAATCATCACAACGACGTGCGATATCATAAAGACCCTCATCATTCTGAATCCAGAGTGACACATTCCAGGTCTCATAATTCGTCCAACCGTTATAGTCGGTGTCGAGAATGTTGGTCTGGTAGGTAACAGTCATTTGGGAGAATCTTGTGGGGTGTGGTCCTTACACTATTGGTACACTTTCAGGGGCCCAATAAGTCTCACTCAGCATCCCTGGGTATCACCAACGGTCAGGACAGCTGAGGTCTTCGACATATGCTTCGACGTGCTCAGCTGGTTCCAACTTGAATACCTTCTCCCAGTCAAGCTGATGAGGGTCGAAGTCTTCAAATACTTCAAGCTCCAGAGTGACCCTATAACGATGCTTCTGTGCTTTCTGATAGGCAACCGACATAAGTGTGCTCCGTTGGTGTTCTTTGAGTACTATAAGATACCTGAGGATTATTGTCAACGTCCTGGGGAGTATTTATCAGGAGTGCTTATGTTTTATGAGGGGATCTGTGGGGATTTGATAACGCGGGGGTGCTTGACATTTGTGCGGGTGTGTGATAGCTTGCTGGCAAAGATAACGACCCTGAGAGACATTAAAAGACACATAAGTTACAAGGTCTCAGAGGATTTAAAAGGGCTTAATCACAAGACCTAGAAGGATTTAAGACAGCCTTTTTCCACAGATTCCACACACTTTTCCACAAGGCTGTTAAAAACACGTTTATATTTAAAAAAGGCTTTATTAACCTTTTATTATACTTTTTAACGTTATTTTGACTAAAAAGCAATAAAAAAGACCCCTATAAGTGGGGTCACTATGTTATAATCAATCAATGCCTAATCGGTACTGGGCATAACGCTTTGCATCCTTTCTTGTCTTGAATCTTGCTTGCTTACCATCGAATCTTAGGGGTTCAAACTTATACCGAAGCTTGTTATTGTGTATAATCTTTCGACTGTAAAAGTAGAGAGCAAACATACCTTCATCGCTCTCATCTTTGGTCTTTTCCTTGTTAATGATGAAAGGCAGATTAACAGTGGTAAGAGTAATCATCGTTTGATTAGTTAGTAACAAGTTCAGCAGGAGATCCACAAGAACGATAGAACTCAATCATCCTATTTGCCTCATCAAGTGTAGAGAATGATTGTGTCCTCCATTGTTGTTGATAAGGAGTGAAATAACGAATCGTGAACATCATTTAGGATTCAGTCTTGAGAATGAAGAATGTCGATCATCTTTTGGTGAAACTTATCAGCATCAGTCACACATTCATAAGACAACTGTGCATTTTCGATGTCATACTGTTTCATCTCAAGAGTGTGAATCACATCACCCAGAAGTTCAGTTAGTGCGAATACTTTGTCTGCATCAGTCATCAGTTTAGAGTACA